GTGAGACGTTGGGATTGCATGGAATTTGTCAAGAGTATTTTGTCGATGTCTCTAATCACAACAGGTGTGGATCCAACGAGAGATATGTTTCTAGACAACATTGAAAGATTCTTGAAGCGAGTGTCAGGCTTTTTCAGGACGAGTCCAAGGCCGTGTTCTTTAACCTCTTGTTTTTTAGCAGCAATCTTCGACATCGCTTCACACATTGCAATCATGTCGGACTTCTTGTTGAAAAGGATCCCAGTGTCGTCTCCTGCGAACATCATTTTACAGTGGAGTCTGTAAAGAGATATGAACTAAGGAAAGTTGGGGACAGGGTATTAATCAAAAGGAGAAGTAGTCGAGACCTTCCGCAAGGAGTCGCCGAATTTAGACTGGAAAAGATGTCTGTGTTCCCACATACCATACAGATGATAGAGCCAATTACGCATAGTGTTAAACAATGTCGTGGCTGTCGGATGCCCGCTGAAAGTGGTTCCTCGGAGTTAACCTTTGGCTTTGAAGAAGGGGTTGGAGCCTTTTCTTGTACCTATAACAGTCTAAAAACGGGAGATGGTAGAGGTGATTGCGTTGAATTCGTTAGATCCTACAACCACATTCCGAAGGACATTTCTCTTAATCATCGTAGAAACAAAATTCCGGTCGACTATGGTCCTGAATGCTTAATTGTTCGTTGCGTCGTAGGTAGAGAAGTCAGCCATGTAAACGTGAGGGAATTTTTACATATACTTGATCTATTAAGAGAGATTTTCAAATGTCTTCGACAGGAAGAATTCAGGGAAATACTTTTTCATGAATTTCAGTGTAAAGTAACCCACCATTCCAGCACGAGCTCTTATGACAAACATTGGACAGTTGATCAAACGGGGCTTCATGTCCTTGCCGCAAAGGACATATCTACGTGAGTATATGACGGAATGGGTCTCCCCGGTTTTAACAAACATGTTGTCCTTGGGTTTTCAAGGAATCTTGTTGCTCCAGCATTTCCTGTATCTCATACTTTTGTATGTGTATTTCTTGCGAATGTGTTCAAGATACTCCTACTTTTGGTCGTTGTCTTCGTAATCGATAGAATAGCCTTTTAAACAATCTGAGAAACCATGTAGTCAACGAATTAGTTACAGAAGAAAGAAAATTTTTTGAGGTGATCCTTTTAAGGAGATACTCTGGCACCAGCTTGTCTGCCTATAACAGAGTAGAGAGCGTTGACCGGGCATCCCTCCATCGAACGCATCTACATTTGACGGTCGCTGAGAGGGTCAGAAATGATAAGACATCCTCCTTTGCTCTCTTGGCATGTGCAGAAAGAAACAAGAACATCGTAAGGGGGTAGAGACTCGGCTGTGTATTTCTTTCCCCCGAGGACAAACTCATACTTCTTGAGTACGGTCTTGTTGACACCTGCAGCACACATGTCCATGTACATCTTTTAGCTGATGTGGCATACGGTAGGAGACTCAATGTCGTTGATCTGGACAATAACTGTCGTGTGGAGTTACTGAGGAGGTTTGAAGTCAAATTAGATTGGAACTATCTAATAAGGGTAAACTTAATCGATTTTTGTCCTCACGAAAGTCTTCATTTAATTTGCGTTCAGGCCTTCAATTCTGCAATCAAAACTGACGTTGAGTTATCCCTATTCTCCGTTGAAAACTGCATGTCGAACAGCGAGATCAGCAGTAGCAATACTCTTTTTAGTTTGATGATCTCTGGTATGGGTTTGAAGTTAAGGAAGAAGTTTCATGATTCTCTTGATAGGAACACCATCCATAAGAAGATATTTAATTCCACATTTTTACAGGCTGGTTTACTGAACAGAAAC